GTGTTAGCCGCCAAAGTTACTTGATTTATACCGCAAGTTTATACTGCATTATTAGGTCCTCCTGCGTTTGCCAAAGGATTGGATAAAACAGTTACGGTAGTGCTTGAGGTATTAGAACATCCATTTGCGTTTGTGCCTGTAACCGTATAGGTTTGCGTTGATGTTGGTGTAAAAGCTACTCCATTAGTAACACTGTTATTCCAAGAGTATGTTGAAGCTCCAGAACCATTTAGTGTTACTTGAGTTCCTGAACAAACAGTTTGATTAGACCCTGCACTTACAGTCGGTAATGGATTTACGGTTATAGTTCTACTTGAAGTTCCACTACAACCATTAGAAGTTGCGGTAACGGTGTAGGTTGTTGTAGTTGATGGGTTTGCTATTGGATTTTGTATATTTGGGTTTGACAACCCTGTTGATGGTGACCAAATATAATTTACAACTGGAGCTGTTGTGCAACTTGACACCCAATAGTTATTTTGTGAACCCCCTCCAATTGATCCTGTAAGTATTGTAGACCCATTACAAGTTATAGTAAAGGTTGGAACATTATCATTCCAGCTTCCCATAGTTTCAATATAAAAAACATAAGGACCATTAGCAGAAGACCCAATATTTGTGACGTTAGGTGATGTGAAATAAGGACCTCCTGAACCAATTATTACTCCAAGATTATTTGTTAGAGTCCAACTTGTTTCATCTAATAATCCCCCTGTTATTGTAACTGAAAGAGAACCTGGAGATGACACTCCCGTAACAGATGAATTTAGTTGTGTTGATGAACCCTGACAAATTGTGCTTAAACTTGCGGAAGTTGATACGACCGGATTGTTATTCACCGTTACGGTTGTGGACACACAGTTGTTACTAAACTGAACTCCATTAAAGTTTCTTGCGTAATATGTTGTGGTTGTCGATGGGGTTACACTTATTGAGTTTCCTGTTGCTATTTGACCAACACCACATCCTCCAGTAAACCAATAAACGGTTCCACTTGCTCCGTTTGCCGTTAATGTTACTGATTGACCTGAACATATAGTATTTGATGTTGCCGTAATTGATGTAGGATCGGGTGGGGGTGGTGTTGTGCATGTTAGTCCTAATTGAAACGAGTTATTGACACTAAAACCATGAACAAGAATATAGTAGTTAAGTCCAACAACCGATGTCCATTGATATGATGCCGAAGTTCCAACACACAATGGTCCGTTATCATCATTCCCACCTACACAAGTTAATGCCGAACAACTTGTTCCACTAAAAACAGATATTTTACTATCCCAGACGGTATTACATAAATGAGCGGTCATTATTTGACCATTACCTGTAACTCTATACCAAACACCTGGCATTGTTTGTGAAACACTACAAATACCATTTTCTCCCGTTCCACTGTTAGTTGCATTTACTGTGGTTCCCGATATCATCTGACCACAGACAATTGGTGTGGCGTTACAAACTAAATCATTCGCAGGAGCCGGTGGTGCAACACAACTTAAACACTCGATTGTAGTTGTCCCACAAGATGATGCGGTTCCACATAGAGAGTTCGTATTATAATGTATGTAATATGTTCCCGAAATTGTTGCCGTCCATGTTAGTGGGGATGTGCCTGAAGCAACAACAGTTCCATTTGGTGTTGTATGTCTTACAGTAATCCAACCTCCCAAATTATATGTTGATCTGTATTGATTTCCCGCAGTTACACTTGTAATTGTATTATATTCAGATTGATAAGTACAAGAACTTATAGTTAAGACTCCTGGCGAAGTTGGCGCCGCCACAGTCACATACGGAGATGTATTAAAACATCCACCTCCTCCTCCTCCTGAACAACTAGCAACACAAGTATAACCACCTGTTGTTGCGGTTCCTGTTGTTGGTTGTATGGTGGCTAAAAGAATAGTTCCCACATTATTGACTATTTGAACTCTCATTTCAGAAGGATATGTACCACTTAAAGTTCTCCAAACTCTAATTGTTTGTCCTGATGTTGCTGTAAAGTTAAAATTGACGGGCCCAAGTCCTGTGGAAAATGTTATATTAGATAACACAACAACTCCATTTACAGATACAGAAACCGCACCTCCATTCCAACCATCACCAAAAGTATCTGTTAATCTTATTGTGTGGGTACAAGATTGTGAAATGACAAAACTTGTAAAAAAAACAAAAATTGATAATAGTAAATTCTTCATTGCGTATAAACTTGTTTAAATAAATTTAACGCTCACTTGAAGAATCCTATTGGAAACCCCCATCTACCATGGGCCGGTCGAGTTCACTAATAAATACAAACAAACGCTAAATAAAGAAATATTAAATACTTCCGATTGAGCATAGTATACAATCTATCGATTATTTTTTGACTTTGATTATATCTACAGTATCCACAGGTGTAAGTACCACTTGAATAACACCTCTTTTAATAAAATTAAGTTGTTTTGCGGTTCCATAACTTAAGTCAATAATGAATGATGATGACTTTGGTAGTCTGTCATTTACCTTAACAAAACAAACAGAATCGTTTTGTAAGTTTATAACTTTTAGAATTGTTCCGAATTTAAAATTTTTGTGAGCTGCGGTAAGACTATCGGCGTAGAATCTTTCACCGGATGCTGTTAATCTTCCGGTCCAATGTTGTCCGTAATAAGTTGCTTTACCTTTGTATTCTTGTATATCAGAATTTATAAATGACAATAAAAATGTTGAAAGAATTATTAATAATGTTTTATTTAATTTTTTTAAAGTTATAAGTTGTTGAAATTTTTCTTTTACCATATTTTTTTTCCATTAATTTTTGATGTAAGTCCCAGTTTTGAATCGATTCGTTTATTTGTGTTTCATCGTCTTTAGCCATTGCGTAAAGTTTTATAACTCTTTTTAAGAATTTGTTTGCCAGATAACTAAAATTTTCAATCTCATCTTCAAAAAACTTAACTGGGTTGTTTATATATTTAATTGCGTAATTTAAAAACTTTTGTCTTACCTCATTAGTTTTTTCTAGTTGTTTTGCTTTTGTTTTTAAAATTGGTGGTATAGCACCAAATGCACTTGCCATATCAATTAACATGTCAGAATTTTCTGATGTCATTTGCATAAAAATATTCATTTTATGATTCACACTATCTTGATATACAATCTCTAACACCGTTTCAATTTTTTCATCATCGGTCATATCTGAATAATCAATACCAACATGATCCAAAAGTGCGTCCACCCTTTCCATTCTTTCTTTTATTTCTGAAATGAATTTTTCAAATGTATAGTTTTTAATTTGTAATAATTCTTTATAAACTCTTTCGTTTTTTATAAACTCCTCAAATCCTTTTTTTGTAACGCCCAAAGATTTCATTTGAGACGCAACTTCAGTTGTTCTTACCAAATTTTCACTCATAGATATAAAATAAGCATATCTATAAAATTTATGATCAATTGCCGGAATACCAAATTTACTAACTTGTTGAGTTGCTTGATATTCTGCTGACGGACCAACTAAATCAATTTCTTTAACTTGTTTATCATACTTGTGTTTTAATTCGTGAGCCAAAGATGCGGTTTGATAAACTTTATCTGATTCCATTTTTTCAATCAACTCTTTAGGTTCCCAGTTTGGTCCTACAACAAATGTCACATGTAAGATTAATTCACTTGTAATTTCTCTTCTTTGCATAAGAATGTTTCTATCAAACATAAACGAAGTTTGAACTCCCATAGACATGACATCCGCAGATCCTTCGTAATCATCAATTTCTTCAGTATTAATTGTGAGTTCATAGTTATCTACGTGAACCTTTTTTTTACCACCAAATTCAATATCCAAATTACCATCAAAATTATATTCATTACTTTTATGATCTATAGTTCTTATGTGATCAATAATTGTTTGATATAGTTTTTCAGCACCTTCCAAAATGTCGTTTGGAACTCCAAGTGCTTCTTTGAGTAATTGTGCTTGTGACTCGGTTATAATAATTTTCATATAAGAATAAATATCTTTTACTTTCAATTTAGAAAAAACATAGTATAAATCAACATATCATAATATTTATTAAAATATAAAATATATGAAAATTGTAATTTCTGAATCTCAATACAAAACTTTGATGTCATTAAATACTGAAGGTATGAATATGATTATTGAAAGTTATGCAGGAAAAAAATTAGAACCTTTAACAGAAAGTTGGTTTAATGCTCTTCTTGGAATTGTAGGTATTTTTGACCCTACGGGTATTGCCGATATAGCGAATGCAATTTCATTTTTTTCACAAGGTAAAAAAGTTTTTGCACTTTTAAGTTTGATTTCCGCAATTCCTGGAACTGATTTAATCACAAAACCTTTGATGATTGGTGGTAAAATTATTGCTGGTATTTCGAATATGAAAGTTCTTGGCGTTTTATTTAGGTTTGCTGGTAAATGGGTTGGTAAAGCGTTAGATCTTGTTGATAAACTAATTTTATCTAAAATTCCGATAGTCAAAAATTTTGCATCAGCCATGAGATCTTTGATTTTGAAATTTAAAGTAGAATCTGGTGTTAAATCAATAACAGAAACCAATAAAAAAAGAAGACTTAAAGAAAATTTTGATTTTTCATCGGCATACACAGAATTATATCCAAAGGTTTTTAGATCTATTTGTATGAAGTATGCAAATAATGATAGAGAAAGAGCACAAGACTTTTGTCAAAATGGATTTATGAAAGCGTATCAGAAAAGAGATATGTATCGAGGCGAAAGTTTGGCGGGTTGGATCTCAACTATTGTTAGAAACAACATTTTGGATGAATTAAGAAAAGAAAAGATTAGACCAAGAGGGTCTTCGTATGATTTTGGAAGACTTGATACTGGAGAAGAAGAATATGATGATTTATTTATGGGAAGATATTCTGAAAAGGATATTCAAGATGCAATGTCAACTTTATCACCGGCATATCAGGACACATTTAGAATGTATTATTTTGACGATATGAGTCATCAGGAAATTGCAAACAAACTTGGCACATCAGAAGGAACTTCAAAATCAAACTTGTTTAAGGCAAAAGCAAAAATCAAAAACTATTTGGAAAAATTAAAGAGGGACTAAAAGTCCCCCTTATAATTGGTCGACACTGAACGTGTCATTCTCCACCACCTTATTTTTATAAACAAGGAAACTATAATCGTTTCATCCAGATTCTTACCGCATATTCATTAGTAAATGTATTGGTAAAAAGTGAATTAGTCAAATCACCTTGTGTGATATTATATGGATACATGTCTCCTCCAATATTACCCCAGGGTGTATTATTCAAGTTTAACTTATACGAATATGGTGTTGCGTAAAACCCATAGGTTGACTGAATACCATTGAAAGTATAATATCCTGAATTTACAAAAACTAATGTGTCGGTTCTTGTTTCTTCATTGAAACTTGTATTTAAAACTTTAGTAATGACCCATGTTTCACCTGCTATCGAATATAAACTATCGATTGGTGTTGGGTTATTATTGATCGGTGTTCCGTGAACTGGTGGTTGTATGTCTTCTTTGTGACAAGCAAATAAACCAACCACAAGAGCAATAAGTGCTATTTTTTTCATATTATTTTGTTACTAATGCTTCAATTTTAGTTTTTACTTGTTCGGCCATAGAAATTTCTTTGATCTGTGTGGTAATCACACATTTTTTTAATACTTTATACGGAATGTTAATGAAAAAAGTTTCTCCATCAAAAAAAGAAAGATTGTTTTGTAGTTCTACACACCCATGAACCATTTTTAAAAATAATTTAAACTGGATCGGGTCCATAAAAGTCTCATTAAGTATTAAACCTTGTTTCTCGTTAGAAATTTTAATATTATATCCGTTCTTATTCATAAGTACAAAAGTATAAATAAAAAATGGATATTACAAATAATTTTCAAAAAATTATTTTATTTTTTCGTCAAGATTTTTTCCGATTGTCTTATAAATTGGTTTGTTTCCGTGAGGTTCTATTTTACCAATTGGTGGTTCTATTACTTCAACACCTTGATCCTGGAATCTTTTGTAGTATTTTCTAACCTTGTCTTCTTTAACATTTGATACTCCTCCCCATCCCCATGATCCCTGGATCGCAAACAAATCGGCATTTGGAAATTTGTCTTTAAGTTCTAATACTAGTCCTGATATGTCATCTTTAGAATTAAACCCACCATTTGTTCCTATACAAATTGCAATGTTTTTAACACTTTTAGAACCAGGATGTTTTTTAACGGCTTTTAATAACCAACTTAAACCCATACCTCCTAACCATAAAGAAGATTCGGATCCTTTTGTTGATATTAAATCAAACTTGGAACTTCCATTTGCAACATATGGTGTTTGAGAATCACCTATTACAATATTACTTCCGGTGCTTCCGTCGTCAGGTATTGTTTCTGTTTTGTCTTTTTCAATATCTGATAAGTCCTCATCTTTAAAATCTTTTTTGATTAATTCTTCCATTATTTTTTTCAAAATAACTCCGGTTACAATTCCTGTTATTTCCATCGAATTATCTTCCTGGAAATCTTGGACCGCCTTTTCAGTTTCTGGGCCAAATTTTCCATCAACACCCCATTTAGGTAATGAAAATCCAAGAAATTGTAATGCAATTTGTAAAACTTCAACTTTACTATCGTATGGTATTGGTTTTGATTGCCTTTCTAATGACTCGTTATCATCTATCATTTTTTGTATTGTTTTTATAACACTACTATCATTCTTACCTTCACTATCATCTTCTTTTTCACCTTCATCTTCAGTTTCAAAACCAATGTCTTTCAAAAAATCAAAAATATCTTCTGATAAAATTCCCATCAAAGTTTTAATTCTTTTGACTTCCTCGTTGATAATTTTTTTACTATGTAGACTCATATTCTAATAAATATATTAAAAATAAAAAACCCACAGAATTTTATTACAAATCTTGTGGGTTAGTACTAAACCATAAATATTTTAGAAAGAAGGTTGATTTAGGTTTTGTGTATAATAAATACACGTTATTTGTAAAAAGTTTAGTCTTTTTGTAAAATTTTTTCAATTATTTTTGATAATTGTTGATTATTTTCTTTAATTGGTAAGTTTTTTAATGAAAAGTATGAACATTCTGTATGTTCAAACCCGTCTTGAGCCACATCCAAGTCTGGATTTATTTTTTTATTAGATTCATATAAAAAAACATACATAAGACCTTTTTTTGTTGTCTGATCTTTTTTATATCTATTTATAAAACTCACCAGATCTAATTCGTTTGATAAATCAATGTCAGTTTCTTCTTTAAATTCTCTAATTGCCGCCTCTTTTGGTGATTCATTTTCTTCTATTTTTCCTGAAGGTATTGACCAAATGTTTGGCATGGATTTGTTTGGTGCTCTTTTGCAAAGTAAGACCTCATCTTTAACTTTATAGATTACCCCTGAAGATCTTTTAAATTCTTTCATAAACACAGTATTTATAAATATGGACCAAATTAAAATTAATAATAACTTATTTGAAGTTAAAAGTGTATATACCGACAAAGACATATCAAATGGTATGATGAAGAAAACATTCAATGGTTTTGATGGTATGTTATTTTTTATAAAACCGGGTGATCAATCTTTTTGGATGAAAAATTGTCTTATTGATCTGGATATTATTTTTATATCAAACGACAAGGTTTCTAAAATACATAAAGAATGTAAAGTTTGTAAAGAGTCTGATGAATCAAAATGCCCAAGATTTACCGGTTACGCAGATTTAGTTTTAGAACTTCCTTCTGGAACCTGTGATCAATACGACATTCAAGTTGGTGATGCGGTTTATTTTGAATCTTGATTTTTCAATTTTTCAACGTGGTGTTGGATATACCAAATTGCTTTGTTCAAGTCTTCAATTTCTTTTTCTGGGTTTTTCTTTCCGGCTCTAGAAATATACTTTACTGCGTTTCCAAGACAAAAATTAAGATCCCAAGCATCAATAACTTTAATTGCTTCGTAAATATTATTTTCACCACCATAATGTAATGGATGATCAACTTGTTCGAATGGTTTAAGAATATCATCTAAAGTTAAAATATTAAGTGGTTTTCTTTTTGCCCAGAAACATCCATCAATGAACCTGTATTCAAAATTATCCCAGTTAGTATTATTTATTACATTATCAACTCCTGGCGTTGGGTCTTTAGTAGAGTTATAATCATCTAGATATATGTAACCTTCTGGTGCCACTCGTTCAATTAGATTTTTTAAGTCTTCTTCAACACAATGTTGTAAATGACATCCATCAATTTCAATTAAATCAAAGTTTTCAATATAATTTTTCAAAGTTAATGGAATTGTCTCTTTGGAATCTCCCGGAATCATATTCATGAATATGTTCCACTTTTTGTAATATTCCGCCATCACATTGAAATTAGTTAATGTACATTCATATTTACAAATATCAAAAACTAAAAATACAACCGGTTGTTTGAAATACTCTTCATCTTCATTTTTCTTTTGACATATAGCATCACAAATTAACTTTGCTGAATGTCCGGCATTAAATCCTACTTCAATAATGTTTTTGGGTTTAATAAAATGGGAAATTTCATATATAACCTCCTGTCTTTCTGGATACCAGCTAATATTTCCTTCACCGCAGTTTTCCACCATTCCTTCTATTAATTTCATAATAATTCTATTCTTTAATTTCTTTTATTGTTTGTTTATTAGATTTTTGATTAATATAACTTATGACTTTTCTTTTGAACAATGGAAGGAGTGTTTCTTCTATTGGAAAATCTCCCTCACAAATCATTTCGAACACCGGTAATTTAGATTTTGTGTCATCATCAAAAGTGCTTGATGTTTTGATTATGTCAACCAATTTAAATTCTTTTTTTGATCCGTTATATATTTGATTTGTATTGATTTTACTTTCCATTGAGTTTTTTGCTGCCGGTTTTTTTTCAAATTCCCACAAATAAACACGATCGTTAATTGTAAAAAGTATAAATCCTTTATTCAGACTTACATTTTTTAAATTTTTTCTAACCTTTAAGGATATACTATCAAAAACAAGTTCCCAGACTGACTTTGCAACATTAAAATATTCAAAAATTCTCGGTGTTGTATATGAAAGTATTTTTGAAAATTCTCTACCTTCTTCTTCGGTCATTTCTGGAATATCTTTCATTTTTAAATCTTTAACCAAAAGTTCATCATCAACAGATGAGAATTTTTTGGTTGTGTACAATAATTTTCTATTTCTATAAAGTGTTTGGACATTTGCAAAATGCAATGATAATTCAATAAAACTTGGATATAGTTCAAGTCTATCAAGTTTTTCTCCCATTTTCTGAAAGTAAGAAAGTAGTTTGTATTCTTTGTGTTCTTGATCAATAGGTTTTTCAAACATCCAATCGGTGTTCATTAAAAACTCTATTTTTTTCTTTCTCGCCATTTGGTTTAAATATAACCATTTTTTTGACGGGTGTAAAGATTAATCAATTCTCATTACGACGTAATCGGTTCCATTAATATCAATTATATCATAAGTTCCGTCATAACTATTTATTTCACCATAATCGTATTGACTAATCAAATCATCGGTTAATTCATCTTTATTGATAAAATTTGAAAAGTTGTCATACCCATAATCTTTTAAATAACGCAATGGGTTTCTTCTAATATCAGAAAGTTGGTCTTCCACTTCATTTTCAATTTCATCCGGATCTGGATCACCATCAGGATTATCTTTTATTTCTTCTATTTCATATTCAATATCCGATATTCTACTCTCGCGATCATCATCATGTTCTTCAATGTCTTCATCATCGTATATTTGATGAGGAGGTATAACTTGTCCTTCTTTGTATAAAACCCAATTTGAAGTATTCGGATTTGTACTTGTATTTACATATTGAAATCTATTACCTTCTGAATCTTCAAAATCAAAAACATTTCCTTTTTCTCTGGTTGGATGTTGAATTGGTGCTCTTATTCCTTCATTTTCATAGACCCATTTTTCCATTTCAAGTAACCAAATTTCTTCTTCTTGTTCATCACTCAATTGTCTTGAAATATCATAATCATCCGGACTTTCTTCAACCATTTCTCTAACACTATATTCAAATTCATCGGCAACATCATCTCCGCTGATATAATTTTCTAAAAAATCTTGTGAGAAGTAATTATCCATATCATCTACCATATCTTCAACATATTGCCTAAGCGAATCGTCAGCGTCTCTATAATCTCCAACAGCATATGTATATCTTGTGGATAAACATTCAAATGTGTTCATATCGAAATGAGAACCGGTAGGATAAAAATCATAAACGTCAACTTTATTGTCAGTTAACTCATCAATTTCACTTTCCAAATCCTCGATTAACTCATCTAATTCTTCAATTCTTTCATCATCTTCAGTATTATCTCTTTCTTCTTCTAATTCTGAAAGTCGTGTTTTAAGTTCGTTAAGTGTTTGTATATCTTCTGAATCTAAACCAATTATGTCACCATTATTAATCGCAAATTCATATACCGCATTTGCCATTTCTCCTTCTTCATCAGTATCATTAATATTCCATTCATCATCTTCTCTTTTTGATTCTAGCTCTGAATATTTTGCCTGTAGTTTTCTTCTTTCTACCACACGTTCATAAGGTGTGTTCCAAATACTTTTATAACCTTCGACTTCAACATCATCAAGTGTTTGAATGTTAGTCCCAGTCACGTTTAATCCTCCTAAAATTTTGATTGGTCCAAATGAAACAAGATTAGGTTTACCTTTGGCGATTTTGCTAAGATCTAAATTTCCATTCACAATAATTTTTTTTCCTTTAAATCTTGGCAATTTTGGAATTGCGTGAGCTTGAAAATTAACCTTTTTTAAAATATCAATGTATTCGTCTGGTGTTAAATACACATTTTCAACATCAGCTTCTTTTATAAAATCTCTAAACTTATTCATACTTAAAATAAATACTATAATATTGACAAATATAATTAGTCTATGATATTTATGTTTAAATAAACTTACAAAAACAATAGACATGGGTTGTGGATGCAAGAACAAAGGAAATCAACAACAAACTCAACAACAGGCTCCAAAAACTGAATCAGTTCAAAGACCTCAAGTTCCAAACAGAACCGTTCAAGAGAATGTTAAAAAAGTAATTGAAAAATATTACAATAAAAAATAATTTCCTTTGGCCAAAAGAAATTAAAGGTGGAAAGTTTTTTTTCACCTTTTTTTGTATTTATAAAAGTATGTCAGTGATAGACAAATATATTGAGCTTTTTAATAATGGTACTGAAGAAGAATACCTAATGGTAATTCGTGTTTTCAATAATGACTTATTGACTTTTGTCAAGTATATCAATAAGAAAGGTAGGTTAAATGAATTAGATTTTAGTAACGTAAGTTATAGATATCTGACTAATGAAGTGGCTGAATACTTATTTGAAACTGATTTTTTTCTTGAACAAGATTACGATGAAATTCCAGAAGAATTTCGAAATTACTTTTTACTTTATGGTTTAGAAAACAACTATGAAGACACAATGGTTTTTATTACAAATAGTCTCATTACGGATGTGTATATAAGACCTGATGGTTTTTATCTTCATTTAAGAGATAGAGAAGAATTGGAGATTTTATTTTGTGGTGGAAGACGAGATGAAGGTGCAAGAGGTCTTGCAAAACTTATTTTAAGTGAAGATGGTTTGGGACATGAATGGTATTATGACAATACCGTAAAACCACACCAAGTTGTTGATGAACTGGATGACAAAAACATTACAGCACTTAAAGATATAATTTTCAAAGAAATCGGAGATGTAGAATTATCTTTAGAAGATTATGATTCTGATTTTTTTTCTGAACTTTCTGAAGAACAAGGAACTGAAGGTTATTTTAGAATAAGAGCCGAAGACTTAAATGGTTTGGTCGATGATGAAAGTGCGTTTAACGAGTTATGTAAAAATGATTTAGATGAGTTGGGTTCTAACTTGAGAAGTTTATACTGGCAATCAGAAAATAGTGCATATGAAGATGAGTTATATGAACTTGTTTATGGTGGTTTAGAGGAATACTTTGAAGGAAGAATTAGTGAGGTTCCAAGAGAGTTTACTAGAACTGATGGGTCTAAAGTGACTAGGTACGATAGTTACATTAAAATCAGGAATTTTCATAGCATAATTGATATGTTTTTAGAAAATAATAAAGGAGGTGGATATAGTGATTCTCATTTAGAATACTTTGGTGGTTTAATTTCGTTAATGACTTCTATGATAAATAACGATGAAATTGAATGTATTGATTTTAGAGTTCCTGACTATCCTGACTGGGATAGAACAAGTAGAAACATTAACGAATTGTTTTATAATTACATCTAACTATTTATAGTTTCATTTATTTCTCATATACATTTTAAAAACCAAAAAATATGAGAAAAATAAATAAAGTTTCAAGAAGAGGAGTCGTAAATTTATTTGCCGACTTTATTTTAACAAAATTCAAAAAAGAAGATAATTCTATAATCCAAGTTACAGATTGCGGATCATTTGTTGTTGTTCATGGTATGACAACATCTAGTGAAATTTTAGACCTACAATTAGTGAAATCAGAATTTTCAACCTGGTTTGATGACATTTTAAGTCAAGTTGGTATATTAAACTTTTCAACAATAGATTTAATCAAATACGAACAAAATGTACCAAATTTAGAAAAAGGTTTAGTTATGGTCAATAAAGATGTTTTTGTTGAGGAAGAAGAACCATTTTATGATTTGAGTTTAAGTAGTGAGTTTCCTTATGGTTATAGTTTAAATTGTGGAAGACTTATGACATACTACTCACACTACATTTTCAATCACATGTACTCTTTATTAGGTGTAGATCAAGTAAATTTTTATTTCACAAAAGAGGAAGATAAAAATGAAGATTATAAAATTATTGTTTCATCAAATTCAAGATTAGACAAAAACAAAATCAAATCTTTAATATTAGACGTATTTGATTTTGATTTAAAAGAGTTTGAGTCTAAATTGGATGGGTATGACCTTTTTCAAGATATAATGTTTCCTGACAAGAATAAACCATATCTAGTACAAGATAAATTAGAACATATCGTCCTTGTTTAACCAAGGACGAAGTTCTTTATAATTTCAAAACCTTCGTTAATATCTTGAAAGTCTCGATCTGGAGCAAACAATTCTGTTTTGGGATCTTCTTCTGGTGATTCGATCAACATAAAAGCCGGAACATATTCGTTTTTTGTTACTTCAACAAATAAGTCATATTCATCTTCGTATTTATGAATATCTCGATCAACATATGGAATCTCTTCCTTCTCTAACATTTCTTTAAGTTCCACACAGAAAGGACAACCTTTCATTGTGAATAAAACTGCAATCTTATCCATTAATTACCTCCTTTAATAAATTGTTTATTTGACTTTCACTTAAAACCCCAACAATTGTTCCTGCGTCTTGTCCCATGTTGAAGACTTTAATTGTTGGTATACTTCTAATTCCTAAAGACGCACTTGCTTCTCGATTCTGGTCTATGTTCATTGTATACATTTGAACTTCCGAAGTATTCTCGGAAGATACTTTTTCAAAAGATGGTTTCATCATCCTACAGGGTCCACACCACTCGGCCCAGAACTCGACAATTAGTTTTTCACCATTATTAATTTTTTCTTGTAATTCGATTGTTGTAATTTCCATTTTATTTTATTTTTTTTAAATTATTGACAAGAAATAACATTTCATCATGTTTACTTGGTTCATAATATAAACTTACCCGGTAATTTAATTCTGAAATTTCCTTCTTTGATAAATATATGAAGATATCTGATTTAGTTTTCACAATTATGTCCAAGTAAGTTATACCTTCAGGCCAAACTATTGTTTTAGAAAATTCAATGTCCATTTTCTTCTCCAACAACATCTCTGGTGTGATGTTAATTGCAGTACTGACAATTGCCTTTGAATACAATCTTTGAGTGCTGTCGTAAAGATATTTAAGAAACTCTTCTTCTTTTGAAAAATAATTGATATCGCTCATGATCAAATTATAAAAGAAGTGGTGAAAAAGTCACCACTTCATTATTAAACGATTGATTCCGCTAACTGCCAAAGTTTTGTATTGATGTTGTTTTGAACCAAAATGTTATCAATCTTTCTCATTTTAGTAACTCGTCCACGGTTGTTTGATACCGAAACTCCACCACGTACATATTTTTCTTGAACCACATTAAACACACTCCACATGTCATCATTTTCATCTTCTTTTCGATTTGGGGTAAGAAGGTTCAAGATCTCCAGGTCATTTAGGGTTTTGTCCATACCAAACCGGATTTCTGCGGACTTACGAACAAAATCAATTTTTTCATCTGTGGTTAGTTCACGAGCCATCATGCTACCAACCGACATTTCAATTTTTGGTAATTTTTTAGAAAAACTATCGGCAAGTTCTTTAACATCATCTAACGAAAAGTTATTATGCCGAATTGAAAATCTCTCAGCAACTGCGGTTGGCACCGTAAGTCCGTTGGAGCAACAAAGCCTGAATAATCCAGCAGTCATAGAAAATTTTGCAGATCCGTTATGAGAGTTACGGATGATTGCTTCAACCAACGTGTCACCGACTTTAGGGAGTTGTCCGTTTCGGTATTTCAACTCGTGAACAGAATGAATTCCACGGCCTGCTTGTTTTACTGATGAAAGTTGCCAACCTTCACGATCAAACATCTCCATTACTTCAATTGTTGGTACAAACTCATATTTGCTTGTCATTTTTGGAGATGCTGATGTGGCGAATACCGCCGGAGCGATTGATTTGATTAATTCTGGTGTGTATATCATATATTTTGTTTTTAATAATGACACAAAGATAGTTAATATTAATTAAAAACCAAATATTTTGAAAAAAAAATTAAATATATGGGGTGTTTATGTCAATTCCATATATTTATATATATGAGATGTTATGTTTATTTACACAGAAGGTTAGATAATAATGAAGTTTTTTATGTCGGGAGGGGAACCGTCAGTAAGAAAGCAAGTGGAAACTGTGATACTAACACCTATAGTAGAGCATATGTAAAACATATACACAACATACATTGGTTAAGAATTACAGAAAAAACTAAATGGTCTGTTGAAATCATTGAAGATCATTTGACATGGTCCGATTCAATCAATTTAGAAATATTCTATATTAAAAAATACGGTAGAAAAAATTTGAACGAAGGGACTTTAGTTAATTTTACAGATGGTGGTGAAGGTAGTAAAAATATTATAGTTTCAGATAATGTAAGACTAACACAAAAAAAACGTATGAGTTCTGAATCCAACCCACAAAAACAAATTAAAAATAAAATAAAGTCAAGTAAACGAATGAAAGAAAAAAATCCAATGAAAAATCCTAAAACTAAAAAAAAAGTTAGTGATTCTTTGAAAGAAATGTGGTCAAATGGTGACAATATTCACCCGAGAAAAAATAAACCTAGGGAGGATTTAAGATTACGAAATCTTACTAATAATCCAACTAAAAATCCTGATGTGGTCGAAAAAATAAGACAATCGGCCCTATTAAGAGATAACAAAGGGGGTAAAAGTCCAAACGCAAAAAAAGTTATGGATGTTAATACCGGTAATACTTACACATCAATAAAAGAATGTATGGAAGATATGAAAATATCACACACAACTATTTATAGATATTTAAAAAATGGAAAAGTAGTTTATTGTAATAATTGAAGATCTCTTTATTAAAAATATTTCATTAATAATAATTTCAATCTTTTTCATTTTTATTTTTCGTTTATCACAATATAAGAACAAAAAAAACCACAGTATTCTGACTGTGGTTGAATTAATTGTATTCTGACAATTAATTAAGAATTATATCACCCCATTTTGTTTTTTGAATGTGTCTTTCAACAATTTCTTTGGGGTCTTCCATGTTTTTAAGTTCCGGAACTTTTAGATCTATGATTATGTCCACCATTTGTTGTTTAGTTAAAATATAATCTTGATTATTTCTAAAATTATCCTCACTCACTTCTCTTAACTTTTTATAAAACTCTTCTTTTTGGGAAGTACCAACCAAAACCATTAAGTCATTTGGGTTGCTTTCAAAAAATTTTATAAGATTAGAAATGTAAATTTCTATATCAACATTTTTCATTAAACTATTTTTTTTAAATTAACAATCACCTCTCATCTCCGGTGGGAAATTTACTTCCCAGATGTCCTCTGAAACGTCCATGTATTGTTTTATTTTTGCCGGTAATGATTCTGAATCTATTGATGAACCTAATACCGAAACAAAATCTAAACAGGTACAATTTGCAAGACTTTCAGGTAAAGTAGTTAATTCTTTGTTGTTAGTCAAATTCAAGAATGTTAATCTTCTACAATCACCAATACTTTCTGGAACTTCTCTAATTATATTATCACAAATTAGTGTGTTAAGATCTTGAAATCTTCCAAGTTCATCTGGAATTGTTAAAATAACTGAAGTATTAGATCTGTTTTCAATTTGTAAAAACTCTGTATTTTCTGGTATTGTATTAAATAATGTGTTAAGACCAAACATTCTAGCAAACTTAGCGGATTTGTCATCAGGGTATGATATCGATACAAATGATGGGTCCCATGAATCTGTTAATTCTTTTGCAAACTTTTCTCTTAAACTTTTTAAGTAAGGTCTCATTTCTTTTGTTAGAATCACTTCAATGTCATTCTCATCAAGATCTTTTAAAGATTTCTGAAGTAACTTTTCTTTCTTCTTGGAAATGTAGTATGTAAGAGCACTTGGACTCAAAGATCTAACCATTTGACCATTAAGTGAGTTTCCGGTACCAATATATTTCTTTTGAAGTTCTTCTGGTAAATTAGCAAATATTTCAGCTCCGTTATTCATTCTTGAAAAGTCTGGACCTCTTAATTCCATCCAAAGTTCAACCTCATCTTCACTTCCAAGTTCTGCAATAGGATCGGTTGTTGTTAGATTATAATATTTATATTTACTTAACTTTTCTTGTTCCTCATTACTATATGGTTTCGGAACGAAATATCCTTCTTTACCTTTTAATACTGGAATTTTTCCTAAAATTTCTTTCCAAGGAATTTCACTTGATCCTGAATATCTTCCGGAATTTGATCCATCGGCAAGTCTCATACCTCCATACTTATCAACAAGGATTACCGAAGCATAATTTAAATCTGATGATGGTAAATCTTTGTTGATGACATAATACAACGTAAGGTTTTTATCCAATCTATAATTGTAATAGTAGTTTGAAGATCCTTCCCATGATGTACACCATCTTCTGTCTGGTGCGAATTTTTTTCTAATATTAATACACTTATGTTTTTGATCTGGTGCAAATATTAATACATTATCATCTTCATAAGCAATATCAACATCACCCAAATCAATTTCTGGAACACTATATTCTGATTCATCCATAGGTGTGTATCCATCAACAAGATTTTCAAATTCTTGCCAATTTAAAAACTTACATAATTTTGAATTTAATGGTATCATGTTGAAAAACTTAACAAACCTTTTTGCTCTTGGAAGAATTGCCGCCATCACATCTTCTTGTGGTTTTTCCTCGTGAAATTTTTGAGCGATTGCAGCGACAAGTTCATTCACACCTTGATTGTTAAACTTTTCAAAAAATCTTGCAGTTAATGCATTTAGTTCAGATGGAATATAATCATTTACATCTTTTTTATATTCCTTGAGTTTAGGAAGCATTGTTCTAATCTCATAATATTTTTTGATATTAAATTTTACAAGTTGTAAATCCGCTCCCTTATATTTTTGAATATAGTCCTGGACCATACTATCAAGATTTTTTTTGGACTCTTGTTTTGTTTGTTTGTCTTTAATTAAATCTTTAATTTTTTCGTAAGAATGTTTAAAAATGTCTTTATCTTCATTTTCAAACGCACTTTTAAATCTTTCAAAATCAGAAATGGTTTGTCTAATTTGATCTTCAGTGTCTTCAGTACTTCCACTAAACTTAAGGACTAACCTTTTAATTGTTGATTCGGGATATTCTCGAAGAATCATTTTTGTTTGGATGTTCTTGTCGAGGGTTTCTGATAAAACTTTTAATAAGCGCATAGTATTTTTATTTAATAAATATTAGTCTAATTAAAAATGTTAATAATTCATTATAAGTAGTTCTTCACCCATACTTTGCTTTTCACCTTTCCTTGCCGCAGATGCCTTTGCAAACTTTTTTCGAACCCAAGTGTACTGATCTTCTGGAAACCATTGATGTAATAATTCAAAGTCATAATAGGATAAGGAAAATTTACCTCTTACGTTTTGTAGAATGTTTGCCAATCTTTCGTGATCTCGTCTATCAAAATCGTGATTTGAATAATAATCTTCTGTGGTGTAGTATGGCGGATCTAAATAAATGTACGTTGATGGTGAATCGTATTTTTGAATTAACCCGTCAAAATCCATATTTTCAACATCAGTAATTTTTAAAAAGTGATCAACCCAGTCTGGTTTAGATAACTTATCTCTAAAGGTAAGATATTTTGATTTGTATTTTCCTTTAAGGTCAATAAAGTTTGATGTTTCCGGTTTTGATCCACTAAAAACTTGTGTCAAAATATAAACATATTTTGCCGCCACTTCATAATCATAAGCATTTACGCTAAAACCTTCGTTAAATATTTCAGCCTGAAAGCTTACAAACTGTTCTTTAAATAGTCCTGGTGTATCATCAACCCCCTGTGTTTGACAATCAATACTATTGATTGCTCGAAGTAGTTCAGTCGGATTTTGAACACACTTGAATAAATTGTAATTCAAAGGGTTAAAATCGTTATAAACGACCTGTTTAAGATTTGGGAATTGTTTTAAATCCATGTTAAAAAAACACCAAAACATTCCACCGAAAGGTTCTACGTAAACCTCCATGTTTTTGTCATAGAAAGGGACGATCCACTTTCCTATTTTACTTTTACCGCCAATATATGAAACCATGGTTAAATTATAAGTTTTTTATTATTTATTTTCAAGTAGTTGATAATTAAATTATAGGTATGAAAGAACAAAAAGCAACTAAAGTAGGGTGTCAAGCGTGTAAAACAAACAAAAGAGTGCTTAGAACTCATAATTTTTTTATAATTTCTGGTTCAATTTTATTCGTACTTTCTATGTATGGTACAGTAAGATTAATTATGGATATTATTTCATTATTCTAATCTCTGTCATATTTCAAATACTGGTGAATAATTAAATCACCAACACTATTTGTCTTATATCCTTTTGATTTTACTCTTAATGGTTTGGAGGTATCAACCTTTTTAGGTAGCTTGACGCTTAACGTGCCATCTGGATGCGGAACATCAAAAGTTCCACTCAAAAATTGATCTATGTTTAAATAAGCATTATATATTAAACTATTTTCAAACTTTTCAAAGTTATTTTCTGGTTCAACAATTATTCTTAACATAAGATCCCCATAAATACCATTTTTAAAATCACCCATTCCGGTTAATCTAAAAAATTGACCGTCATCAACTCCATGTGGTAAATTAACATCTAACGTTTTTATTTCATCTTGATTTCCATGACCATAACAAACAAAACAAGGATTGACTAAAACCTTTCCCTGACCTTGACAAACATCACATGTCATTTGAACCATCTGAATGAACATTCCACTGCCCATTTGTCTTACAACAACCCCGTGTCCTTGACAATTATTACAGATTCTTTTATCTCCACCACCACCATCACAAGTTTCACACTTTTTCTTTCTTTTATATGTTATTGTTTTTGGATTTGCAATATAAGATTCAATGGCTCCAATGTTGATTGTTAAATTGGATGTATGAGCTCTTGGTTGTTGTCTTTTTTGATTAAAAAATGAATTGAATGCTTCATGGAATCCGTCAAAACCACCCCCCATGTTTGAAAATGGGTTATTTTTTGACATGTCATAATTTTGTCTTTTTTGATCATCACCAAGTGTTTCATAAGCTTCAGATATTTTTTTAAATTTTTCCTCATCACCACCTCTGTCCGGATGATTTTCTTTTGCCAAATCCCTGTACGCTTTTTTAATTTCTTCTTGTGTTGCGGTCTCCGAAACTCCTAATGTTTGGTAATAATCTTCAACATTCATTTTTTAATTTTTTTTGGTATTATATAATATAAAGATTTTTTTATGAAATATCTAATTGTTCTGTTTAAAAATAAGGAAAGGAAAAAAATAATCAAGAAATTCAAAACTTTTGAAAACGCCAAGAAGTTTTATGATAAAATGATTAAGGAAAATACTATTGTTTTTAACAAAGAAGTAGAAAACGGAAAAGATTGTTTTTTTGAGTTGGGTTTAATGGAAAAAGACTCAATTAATTTTGATTCTTATTTTATTAAAGATTCTTTGGGAAGACAAGTTAAGGTAGATCTGGATGATCCGGAATATAAATTAATTTCTGTTTCAAACTATTTTGTTGAGGAATTTATATATGATATTCAAAATAATGAAAAGATTTCATTTGAAAAGTTCATTAAGTCCTATCTTCCAAAAAACAAAATAAGGTTAATATCAAAACTTAATAATAAAATTATTGTGCAAGATGATGAACTTTTTTATTTGTTTTCTTTAAAAAGTGATTTGGATTGTGCCAGATTTTTGAATGTTTTACAGGATTATATGTTTGAAAATAACTTATCCCAGTCTTTGATTGTGTTTGATACCTCTAAACCACAAAAAAAATATTTGTATAATCTACTTAAAGAGAAAGGATTTGATTCTTCTATTTTATATAGAAAATCAACTACTTATTTTAAAAAATAATGCGTTTTTTAATTTTTTAAAAATGTTTGTTTTTTCCACAGTAACTTCTTTAACTTCAGGTTTTTCTGTGTATGAATTTTCCAAAATAAAAATTACTTCAGTCCCTGAAATATCTAGTTTGATTTGATTTTCATCAATTTTTATGTTTTTAAAGTTTTTTCTTATACTTTCAAAATCATAAGAATTAATTTCGTAAATAATAACAGTTTTACTTCTTGGGACCAGTTTTTCAACATTATCAACAGCAAATGCCAAATTACTTAAAAAGTCTTCAAAATTTTCTTGATTTTCTGCCATGTTGATTCTTTTTGTGGTTTAGGTATAATATCCTGTTTTTTCATTTTTTTTAGTTCGTTTACAAAGTCTAACTTTTCTTTTTCCAGTTCTTCTTGATCTTTTTTAATCTCGTTCTGGAGCCACTGTATTTGTGTCTGTTTGTTCTTCATCACTCAAATTCAAGTTTAAATCGTTTAAATCAAATTTTAGGTTTTGTAACTTACCTAGATTTTGTTTTTCAAATATTCTTTTTAATTCTTCTACTTTGTTAACAAAAAGAACTTCTTTTTCTTCAAGTTCTCGATTAAAGTCAATTATAGAATTTAAATTTGATATTGTTTGGTTTATTTCTTCTTCGTTAAAATCGGAAACAAAAGAAATCAATTTAGTACCTGGATTTACTTTTTCCAATTCTACTGTTTTATCTGTATTAATAAATTTTTTTGGTATTTTCCATTTGTCTGAAAACTCAACATCAAAAGATAAATAAGTTTTTAATTTCCTAACTGATTTAAGATATGGAAATATTTTTTGTATGTCTTTATAAAAATTCATATTTTAAGTTAATAAATAAGTTAATACATAAGAAAGAAAAAAACCAAATAATACAGTTTCCCCAGTGGAATATAACCTAGTGTCATTCTCTTTAACTAGGGAAACTATAAATTTTAAAATAATTCTCAAAACACCGAGAATGGAAAAAATAAATAAAAACAAAAAAATAGTTTCTACTTTGTACATATTATTTTTTTCTAGCTTCAAGGATTTCTCCTCGTAGTGTTTTTAACAAATCTCGAAGTTCTTGTGATGATTTTCTTGCTCTTGTACCAGCGGCGTTATTACCATTAGTAAATTTTTCAACGTCAACATTTAATGTCTGTACTAGAGCGTTAATTTTTTGAATTGTTGTCTCTTCCATCTTTTTTTTTCTTGTGGTTTATTTTTATTATAAGATAATAATATCATTTATAATGTCAAGCCATTGATACCGTATTTGAATCAAGGGCTCGATATATTGCTAATATAACATCTAGGTCCGATTTTGTGAATGGTTTTTTTCTATCGAACATATCAACAAAAAAATCTGATATTGATTTTTTGACTTTATCGTCTTTGTGATTGTAAAAAATTTCGTTGAAGAACTCTTTAAAGTATTTATGATGTTCTCCATCAAAACCTATAAGTATGTTTTCTTTTTCAAAATTTCTAATGTTTTCTTTCCAACACCAGTTGAAGTGGTTGTCGTTGTCTTCTTGTGTCATTTCTATTTTACTTTCTTGGTCTTCTTGTATACCGCCAAGATAAGTGTCATAAATTATTTTTGCTAGTGAATATGTAAAATCAAAATACAAATCCATTTTTTCAAATATAATATTATTTGACCTAAAAAATATGTCTACCTCCTCATTATCCACTGGTTTGGTTATGTAGTTAAAAAAATTCTCCATAAGTATAGTACCTATGGAGAATAATATGATAGTTTATTTTATAGTAAATTATTGAGTTTTTCTATCATATGAAATAAGGTTTTTCATTCTATCAAACTCTTCTTTCAATTTTGCCTTCTTTTTTCCACCAGTAGGTTCTTCTTCATAAACAGGTGAAGGATATCTTTTATACGATTCATCTTTCCATTTTGCCAATTGATCATTTTCGAAATATTCGGCAAATTTATCGTTAACACCTGTATCAACCGCATTTGCATAACTTGGATCATTACCGTTGGTAGAACTTCCTTTAATTTGTCTTTCAATAGTTTCTTTTTTTGGTTTGTTTTCATCATAATCCGGAATATTTAAACCAGAAACTTCAAAATTAAAATCTTTACCTTTATCATCAATTTCGTAAGCCATTTTTTCCATTTCACCTAACTCTCCATTGCCTTTAGGGAAATGTTTTGGGTTGCTTTCGTATTTTTTTTGTTTTGATCCATCTTTAATATAGTCGGTCATTTTTTTAACCACAGACTCAAGGTATTCTTTGTTTTCTTTACCTGAACCTTTGTGAGCTTTATTATATGTTTCCAATCCTTTTGGTGTTACACCTTTTGTGATGTTTGATTCTTTTTTCTTTTCTTCAAGAACAATATTTTCAATAATGTCAATAATTTCACTTTCAGTAAATAAAGCACTTTCATCACCATCAACTAATCTATATAATGTTTCTTCTAATGAAGATCTATCTTTATATTCTTTACCACCTAATTTAAAAGAACCTCCTTTTGGTGTTTTTTTCAACATCCCAGTAAATGCATTACCTTCTTCCGTTTCACCTCCTTCCAAATCATAATCTTCTTCGAACATGCCGGCAGTAAAATCTGATTTACCTGAACCAAACTCTAAAATTTCTTCACCACCCATAGATTTCATTCCACATTCCATACATTCACCCTCATAGATAGATCCTCCACACTCACATGTTTCACCTTCCTCTAATTCAATTTCATACATGGTACCGCACTCATTACATTCACTTTCTTTAGTTACCGCAGGGTTTAAATTTTTAATTACATTTCCTTTTTCATCTTCGATTGTTGCTTCATCCAACTCAAGGTCAATACCCTCAACATAATCAAATGATGATGGTGCATTTTTAAGTTTACCCATAACCTTATCGGCCTTTTCACTTAAAGTTTCCATGATAATTCTATCTACAAAACTTTTTAAATATTCTTTTGATCTTTTCATCTTTATTTTTTTTTTATTTATAAATACTTTGATATTTGAATTCCTTCAAAATTATTTCTCTTATTTCATCTTCATTGAGGTTGTATTTTTCACACATTTTTTCAATAGTTTTATTAACTACCTCTTCTTTAAATATTTTAAGAGCTTTGATATCACCTTGATTACAGTATGGAAATTTTTTACATTTTTCTTTAACTTGTACAAAACTTCCACCTGGAATTTGTGTTTTTTTCCAAGATCTACCTTTACCTTCGGTGGTATTTCCTTTCATTTTAATATTTTGAAAGCTATTAGCGTCGTATGGCCCAATTGAAGCTGATGTAGTGGCTTCTTTTGTTTCTACCTTTTTTATATTATCACAAACACATTTGGACATTATTTTATTACATTGATCGCAATATTCTTCGTCTTGACTTTCTTTAACTGTTTTTATTTCATTATTTTTTGACGGTTTCGAAAATAATGGAACGTCCATTGCGGCATAAGCACCTCCGGTTGCCATTGCTTCTTTTGGTTCTTTTTTTGTTTTGGTGGATAAAATTGATTTAAAAAATTCATCAATATCTTCCGGATCCTTTAAAAATTTTTTTACTTCATTTCTTTTTGTTTTCACACTTTTAGTCTTGCTGAATATAATTTTAGCAACTTTAACTAAATCAGATGTTTTTTCAAGGTAGTCTACATACTTTGGGTATTCTGTTATTTTTTCAGCATCTTTTTCTTCGGTAAATTCTGCTATTTTACTCTCAATTGGTTTTTTAGCATTATTTGCTTGTTGCCCCAGAACTCCAGAGTTCATCATAGCTTTATTTAATTCTGTTTTAAAGTTATCTATAATATTCATCACATTCCTTTGAATTTAGACTCCCAGAAACTTCTTTGTTGATACATAATAGTATAGAACTCTCTAAAAGATTTTATTATCAAGTCTTTTAATTGACCGTCTAATTTACCCCCTCTTTTCATTTCACTAGAAATTCTTTCAACCAGCTTATCTTCAAATTGTTTGGCAGTATTAGTAGACAAGAAATCTTTAATTTCTTTTCTTACCAAAGTTTCAATTTCTTTTTTTTCTGATTGATTGAGTGCCATTATTTATAAATTTGAATAAAAGTTATCGCGGTTAAAATTGCTCCAGACACAATTTCAACAATTGTATTTCTTGTGTTTAATCTTTTAATTTCTTTTCTTAAATCTTTGTTATCTTCTTCAACTAATTTATATTTTTCCTCAACACTTGATATTATAATTTTATTATTTTCATCCTTTTTTGTTAAATCCATAATTGTTGAGTCCTGTTTATTTATTTTAAGTTCGAGTTGATAAGTTTCTTTTTCAAATAAAAATAATTGTTTTTTTACCCTATCTAATTCATTAAGATCGGACAAAACTTTTTTTGCAATATTTTTTGGAAGACAAACAAAATTTGTGTCTTCTGTGATTTTAGTTTGACTAAATCCAACAAAAGAAATTACCAAAAAAACTATTAATAATACATTTTTCATTTTTAATATCCGTATCTTTTTTTAAATGAGCTATCAATTTGTTGGTAGCTATATCCGTTTATTTCCTTTTCTTTTATTGTATAGTAGTTATTTATTGTCGTTTTTTGATTTCTAATATACTCTATTGTTTTATCTATTTTTTCAATATCTTTTTTATATCTAACAATATTTGAATCTAACTTTAGTTGTTGTTTTTTTGTTTCATCGATTTTTTTATCTAATTGTTCTAATTTGTATTTCAATAAGTCAGATTTGTCTGGTGCGGGTGTGAATGTTCTAATTAGTAAATAAACGAGTAATAATCCTAAAAATATTAGGATTATATCTCTATAATGATTAGCAAGAAATGTTTTAATTATTCCTTGGTTTTCTTTCTTATCGATATTATTTTCGACCATTTTGATTTAAATTTTTCGTAATATTTTTTTAATTTATCTAAAAGTTCTAAAAACTCTTCGTCAATCTGCATCATTGTTCCATTTATATAAACTCCATTGTTTTCTCCGATTGAAAAGAAAAATTCAACATCATATTCAGTAATTTTTCCCGACCACTCTACGTTATTTGGATAAAGGTTTAATTTATTGAAATCAACTATTTCAGAAACTTCAGAAACAAATTCGTCCATACTCTCTTGAAATGCGGTTTTATCTTCTGTTGTAAGTTGTAAATCTTTTGCGTCAGAACCGTGAATAAATAAAATTCCACCAGATATTCTATATCCTTTTTTCTTTTCAGTTTTTTGTTCTTCTGGGGTTGTTTCTTCTTTTTTGTCAGCAGTTTCGTATTCAATATTTTTTTGAATGCTTTTCATAGGATTATCTCTATCGAATATATTGTCTGGAGTTTCAACTTTTCCATTAGTTTCTGGTTGTTCAGTTAATAACCCATATTTGTTTTTAATCTCGATTGATTCCATTAAACCTTTTTTTCCCTCAAGAATTGTTCTTGTGGTTTTCAACATTTTCTTTATATCGTCGTAGTTTGTCATATTTCTAATTTTTTTATAAAATATTCAAAATCAAATGCTGGACTTAAGTCTGTTGCATCTTCATCCATGTTAGATCTTGACAATATTCCATTGAATGTCTCGATCCGGTTTGTTTTTGTATTGTGTCCGACACAAATTGGTTCAATTTTGTATTTATCACAAATACTTAAACACAATTTTGCGGTATTTTCAATTTGTTTTTTTGTGTATGGTTCCCAAAAAAAATAATCTCTCCACTTTTTATCAAACACTTTACCCTTATAAATACTTCCAAACCAGTTTATGTGATAATTTTTTAATGGTTGTTTTTCTAACCATCCAAGATTTTCTAATGAAACTATAATTGATTGTTTATCAAATACAGGATCGTTGAAGTATTTGTTATATTTAAGGTCTTCCATGGTCTGTAAAATAAGACCTTCTTTTGTTATAATGTAATGTGGAAGTCTATTATATTTTTTGTTATGTCTATATTTTAAACCATTCAAATAACTTGCGGCATTTCTACCAGTGTGAGTCAAAATTATTTGCGTTTTAGTTTTTGACTTACTAAAATCATTTGTTATTTGTTTGTCTAAAACATCAAGCATTTTTAGAGTAAATTAATCTTCGAACATTAGTTTTTAGTTGTGTAGGATTTGGTGTTTCGTTTTCTTCAACAACAACTTCTGGTTGTTGGTTTTCCTCTTTTACCTCATCGTTAATTGTCCAGTAATCAACATCATCAAACATTTCATCCTTTTCTACGACAATTGTGTCAACAGCGTCTTCTACTAATTCTTCAGATTGAATCTTAACCTCTTTTTCGTTTTTTGGTTCCATAATCTCCTCATTATTATTTTCATTTAATTGGTTGACTTGGTAGTCATCAATATTTTCATTTTCAAGTGATAACTGAATATCAAAAGGTAAATCCTCTAAAAGTCCATATTTTTCCAGGACTGGATTTCTCATCTTTTCATATTTTTGCCACACTCTTTCGTTTTCATCTAAATGATCTTCCAATTCTTCTTCTTCAACAATTAAATCTTCTTCTTGGTCTTCATAAATATTTTCCTTTGTTTCTGGGGTATCTACGGGATAATATGTGGTATTTACTGGGTATTCATATTCTTCTTCCTTTCTATAATTCTTAAAGGCTTGGTTTGTTGCAATAACCAAAGCAATTGCCAATGGATCAAATACAAATATTAATGTTAAGATGAAAAAATTTGCGGTTTTTTTAACATCCCATCCGGTGATTTCACTTAAATATTTAATTGCACCAAGTTCTCCAGATTGTATTTCCAAAGATGTTAAATCTAAAATTTGCAAATCAAGTCTTGTTATACTATCATTAAATCCTTCAATTTTTCTAGATAATGTATCCCGATTAGTTTGAGCGATTTTTAATTGACTTTCAAATGCCTTTCTATTTGCACCGTTTGCTTTATTAATGACTTGACCAGACTTTCTATCTACGTATTGAGTTGTTGTATTATTTGATAAAGCATTTCTTAAGTTAGTTATGTCTTTATCAAGTAGTTCTTTTTCTTTCTGATATTCTCCTTTGATCTCGTTGAATCTTTTCTTTTTGACCTCAATATTTTCAATCTTTTTATTATTGATTTCAAGACCTGCAATATTTTTTTGAAAACCGGTTGATAAAAGACCATAAATACCAATTGAAGTTAGAACCGAAAGGGTAATCAATGCAAGGGTTAAATATATTTTTAATATACCATATGTTTCTTTCCATTTGTCGTGAAGGTAAGTTGCAATTGCAATTTTAGATAACTCCAAAAATGATCCCATGATAATAACCGGGATCGCAACTGCTGCAAATATTATTGATAAACCAATTACGGAATAATAAGCCGCAGTTATAGAAAGTCCAAGAGCACAAAATAATAAAAACCACGGTAGATATTTTGAATTCATAAATGTTGTTTTTTAGATAAATATTAAAATAACCTAACTTATTCAAAATATAAACCTTACACAGATTAAATCGGTTGTGATCTAGATATAAATTACTTTAATCAAATTGTGTGTTTTTTGTTCTAATGTGACTTTTTTGGATCTTTTTTCAGCATCCTTTGTTTTTAGAAACTTTCCGTCAGAAGAAAATGCGGAAGTTATGATATAAAAGAAATTTCCTTCTTTTTTAAGTAGTACCTCAATATAATCAAAAAACTTATCATCTTCATTGTCAAATCTTTTGTGAACAAAAATTAATTTTCCGTTTTCAGGATTTTCTTCATTAAACACATTATATATTCGATCAACATTTTTAGAAAAAAATTCTTTAATCATTGAATCTGGGACCGCAAGTCTTGGTGGTTGTTGAAACTTTGATCTTCTAAATGCCAAATAGTCTTGGTATTTGTCAACTATTTCGTCATAGGTTTCAACTCCAAATCTTTCTCTTCTTTGATGATATGTGGATTTTAGTTCGATTAATCTATTATCAACCAATTTGGAAAAAATGGTAACTCCGTCTTGACCTTTTTTTGTCTCAATAATTATGACATCTTTAAGGGTTGATAATAATCTCATATCATATAAATACAAAAAGGGTGAGAATAATTCCCACCCTTTAAGTTTTTCGGTACGACTCGAGGAATTTAAACCCAACACACTAACCGCGGTGTTTCGACGACTTACGACCCCAGGAGTAAGCTTCCCGACAAACTTGATGATATCTCTCGTCGTTTGTGATACAAAGATAATACATTTTTTTATACTACCAAAAACTTTTTTAAAAAATAATTAAAAAAAAATAAAACCCCCACTGGTACCTGTGGGGGAGTGTAGTTTCATCTTAATCATATAGACAAGATTGAGGATTTGCACCTTGGTGGCTTCAGGCACCTTCTGCCGAGTTGTAAGGGTAATCTCGGTTCAACCCTTTTTATAGATAGTCGAACAATTCTGAAGAATCATTTCGTAGTCTTCGAAGTGCTTTTTCTTTGATCTGACGAACTCGTTCTTTTGTTAGACCAAAGTCTGATCCGATATCTTCTAAAGTACGTGGTGTACCGGTTAGACCAAAGTAATCACCAATAATTAGTTTTTCTCGATCATCCAAAACATTAAGCAAAGTCATCATTTTGTCTTTAAGAATGTCTTTGGTGTCAAACATATGATCTGGCGATTGAGCGTCCTTGTTTTCGATCATATCAACAAGAGTATCTCCGTCTTCGTTAATGTTCATATCAAGATCCATTGTCGTTGGAAGTGTTGCAAACTTATCTTCAAGTTTTGTACCATTTTGTTCAAGATCTTTTTTTGCTTTTTGCAGATCTTGAACAACATTGACCGGGAGTCGAATTGTTCTTGAATTGTCATTTAAAGACTGAATAATGGATTGTTTCACCCACCATACGGCGTAACTGATAAATCGAAGGTCTTTGTTCCAGTCAAAGTTTTTAATTGCTTTCATAAGACCAAGATTTCCTTCAGCAATTAAGTCCGATAGATCCAACCCTTGATTTTGGTATTGTTTTGCCACCGTAATAACAAAACGAAGGTTTCCTTCAATAAGTTCTTGTTCAATTCGTCTTCGTTCAGAAAGTGGTGTGGTGTCTGATTTCATTCTTAAAGCAAGTTCACGCTCACGTTCAGCGGTCATTACTTTAATTTTTCTTATGTCTTTAAGGTAGTGAGAAATTTCTTCTTGGTTGATAGGTGCTCCTGAATTTTTGTCTTTCATATATTTTAGTTAAGTTTTGAGTATTCGTCTAATTTTTGTCTTTCTAAATCTGTTAGTGATTCCATTCCAGATTCTGATATTTTGTCAAGTAGTTCATCAAGTGATAGAGTACAAACTTCCGGTTTTTTAAACGACTTAAACAAATCTCGTAGTTCTTCAAATGGTTTTATATCTTCATCATTAAAACTAAATCTACGGGGGGGTTTTGGTGTTGATTTTTTTCTTTTGGTTTTTCTTAACGATAAAAGATAATCAAGGTTGTCTTGATTGAAATTTGATGCTGTGTTTTTTGGTTTTGGCATTAAAAAATACTCAAAACATTTAAGGTCGTCAACTATGATGTCAACCCATCCACCCATTTCATCAATTGGTAAATCACTAGCAAAGTGAAAAATGCCGTGTCGGTCACCATACATAAATTTTACTTCTTTTGAAGAAATTTGATTGGAAAGTTGTGCTCCGATTTCATTTGTTGTCATTTCTGGGTTTTCGACCGTGTCGTTGTAGTAAACAAAAAGTAAGTAATTCATATGTGTTTTTTAATTGTTTGACAAAGATAAGAATAAAAGTCTAATTAGTTTTAATTTTCAAAAATTAAATTTCTTTTTTCTAACTCAATTTTAATTGTATTTGAATCACAAATAATAATATTTGGTGATGCCATTTTGTAAATTTTATCAAATCTTGTTTTGTCATCTTTTTTTGATTGTTTTCTTCCCCAATAAGGTCCGTCCAATAAAAAAATAAAAACATCTTCACTTTTAAATTTAAATACGTGTTTATTCGCAACATTAATTGTTTTAATAACCTCTTCTTCAACAGAATTAGTGCTACCACCATCATCAGTTGTTACTTTTTGGAAAACCCAACATTTTGAACCTATTTTTGCCCCATTTAGATTAATAATACCATCCATACTTTTTGTAGTTAATCCTTCTTTTTTGTTAATACCTTTTTTAAACTCAAAAGTATCATACATGAATCGGTAAGAATTAGTTCCACTAGCACAAATTCCAGACTTTTTACCTGCCAATATTTCAATATTATGATTTAAAAAAATAAAATTTCTTTGTAATTCTTCTATTTTTTGTTTTCTTGGACTTTTGGACCAATATATTTTAGAACTGGAATTATTATCATCAATAATTTCATTAATAATACCTAAAACATTTTTTTTAACTAATTGACCTCTATATTCTTGGTGAATATTTTTTTCTAATTTTTCTAACAACCATTTATGGATTTTCGGGACAGATTTAGTTTTACCTTCAATGTATGATTTTATTGAAATTGCCGCCAATACACAATTTTTTTGATTTTCAATATCTTTAATTCTATTTTGACTTAAGTAGTATTCGTAAAAAGTTTCATTAATTTTTTCCATATATATATCTTTTATACAAAGATATGTAATTAAAATTATTAAAACAAAATTATTTTTTATTTTTTAATGTTTCTTTAGTAATATATTCATTAAAAATTGTATCATCATATGTAATATTCTCAATTCTTTTATTACAAATTACTGAATATGTTTCATCTAATTCAGATCCTAACCAATTTCTACCTAATTGTATTGATAATTTTGCCGTTGTACCTGAACCCATAAATGGATCATATACAACATCCCCATTTTTAGTCCAAGTAATTATATGTTTTGCCGCCAACTCTTCAGGAAATATTGCAGGATGTTCAAATGCAACCAAATCTTTAGTTGATTTATTCATACCATTTTTAATTAACCAAATATTATTTTCAATACCATATTCATTAACAGGTTTTCCATTAAATCCGGGTATCATCTCACCATCCACATTTCTAAATTTTCTTGAGTTTCTAACAGCACCAGCGGTAACATTTTTTTTCATTATTGGGTTAAAAGTATTTGGTTTTCCTTTAGAAAAAACAAACATGTACTCAAATGTTTGGTTATATCTGGTTTTTTGTGGAAATGGTGTACCTGTTTTTTGATAAATCATAGTATCATATAGATCAAATCCACACTCTTTAAAAAATAATGCCTGTCTGAAAGAAGTACCTGTTTCACTTCCTTTATTTGTTGCATCACCAACCACCCAAACCAAAACACCACCTTTTTTTGTTATTCTAAATAACTCTTTAGCGATATCTTCAAATGGGAATGAATATCCATTGTACTCCGTTTTAATACCGTTAAGATGTGTATTATAAGTTCTCAAATCATCGTATGGTGGAGATGTTAAGGTTAAATCAATAATACCATCTTTAATTTTAGACATGGTGTCTAAACAATTTTCGTTATATAATGTGTTAAATTGTATCATATTAATAATTATAAATAAATTTGAGTTAAATCACAAAACTTTTGAAACATTATTTTCTTTTTTGATCTTAACTATATTGTCAGACCAGTTATTTATGAGTGGATTGTGAGAAATAACAAATACCTTTTCAAAATAATCTTTAAGTTTAACAAAAAATTCTGAAACCATTTCTAAATTCTCATTTGATATCTTACCAAATACCTCGTCCATGACTACCAAATTTGGTTTTGGTAAAGTACATATTTTAGTTAATACTGAACGAAGTGCCAATGACGCGATTGTTTTCTCATATCCGGATCCTGATGTCATTAACTTGTCAATTCCAGTACCATTGTCGATCATAACAAATTCAACTTCATTTTTATCTGATATTCTTACTTCCAATCTGAAATAACACGAGTCTTCCATAAGTCTTTGAAGTTCTGAATTGATTAGTGGCATCATGGTTTTCATTATGATTTTGGTAACACCATTTTTACCGAAAGCTTCCAGATATATCTTATAGATTTTTTCTTTTTCCTCCTCCTCTTGGATTCTTACTATCAACTTTTTGTTGTTCTCAATTTTTTCATTTATGGAAGTTATAGATGAATGACTTGTTGTTATTGATGAACTAACTCTTGTTTTTTCTCTTTCAAGTTCTTCAAGTCTTAAATCGGCTTTGATTAGTTGTCCATCAATTTTTTGGTTTTCTTGAATCTTATCTTGGATTTCTTCCCACCTTTTAAGTTTGTCTTTTAACGTACCGATTTTCAAATCACAACTTTCAACAGAGATCTCATACTTTTCTTTAACAAGTTTGTTTTTTTCATATTCATCAAACTCCTTCTTTAACTGCACAAAACTTTGTTCTTTGCGTGATAAATCCTGCATAAGTGTCGTTTTTGTGGTTTTATGCACGATAAGTCCATCAAGTTCTGCAATTTTGGCATTTGTAATTGCTGCATTCATTAACTCAATTCCGCAGTGTTCACACTTGATTCCACCCTCTACTTCAGACTTCAATTTGTTGATTGATGAAATTTCAGTATCAATCTGAACCACTTCTTTATAAACCTCGTTGTATTGTTCTTTAACCTCATCGTGTTTATCCTCATGATAATACTCACTTGGTTCAACAACTTTAAGTTCGTTGATTTTAGAAATGTACCCTTTCTTTTCAAAATCAATCGTGTTGATTTCTTCTTGAAATTTGTCTGGATTTAATCTACTAATTTCTTGATCAATGTTGGAATGTTTCTTTTTCAACATGTCATCTCGATAAGACTTACCTTTCGTGATGGCTTCTTCAACATTTTTAAGTTCTTTGGTTTGTTCTTCAATTTGATTATTTAAATCCGAAATTGATTGTTCGTGATTTTGATTTTCATCTTTTAATTGTTCAGATGAATACAAATTTGATATCTTTTGTTTTGAAAACTCCCCATATATTTCTTTTGCAACCTCTTCTTTTTTTTTCAAGAACTCAAGGCCCATGAATCTTGATAATACCTGTCCACGAGCAGTTGGTTTTGACTCCAACAATTCTTCAAGGTTTGATCCTGTTGTTAGAATTGTCATTAAAAAATCTTCTTTGGTTCCAATTGAGGTCTTAATAAACACTTCGGTTTCTCTTCTTTGTTCTCCGGTAAAATTCTGCAAACTTCCGTCAGCTAACTTTTTAAAAAAGTCCAATTCGGTTTTGACATTCCAATCTCCTTTCTTGGACATTTTTCTTTCAATATTTCTAACAATCACATATTCTTCACCATCAATTGTGATTTCACCTTTGACATGAACTTTATCTTTGTTTGAAAATCTATTGAATATTTCTTCAGCCTTTGTTGTCTTGGTCGTTTCGTTGAAGAACAAGAACATTAAAAGGTCCACCGTCAATACGGTCTTACCACCAAAGTTAGGTGGATCTGATTCTACCACCACAATACCATTTAACTTATCAAAATCTAACTTTTGATTTTCACCATATGATAAAAAATTTGAGAACTCAATGTTTCTAATATACCACTTTTTGAATTGAGTTTGTGTTTCTTCGTCTCCAGACATTTTATTTTCAACCATTCTGTTGATTTGTAATACCTCATCAACTTTGGATTCATATCCTTTTATGGTTAAAAAGTTCTTGAGAAGATCTAACTGATAATTTACGTCAGAAATGTTTACTGAAACGTCCACCGATTGCATATCTTCGGTTTGAACATTTTTGGCTTTTGTAAGTACATTGACGTTGGTGGTATTATACTTTTTTGAAAAGTAATGTTTAACACTTTTTATCTTGTCTTGTGTAAAGTTTTCAGGAAGATCCTCCCAAACAACTTGTATGGTAGGATTTTCGAATTTTGAAAAATCCAAATCTTTTATCATAATATTGTAATTAAATAACTTCGGTGGGTTGAATAGGTCCATTCATTATTTTTGTTCATCTGTTGTTTCAGACCCGTCATCAATTATAAACATTTGTTGATTTTCTTCTTTGAAGTCTACAATTGAATCAAAGTCGTTTTCATCAACAACACTGAAGGGAACTTGCTGTCCTCCAACACTAACATTCATGTTATTTTCCATTTCTTCTTTGTTTCTCATTTCCGCCATTTGTTTCATTACTCGATTCAATGCGTTATTCATGGCATATTTTTCTTGATTTACTCTTCGGTTTCTTTTTGCGACCTTTTCTCTGTGTTTTTTTGCTGCTTTACCCATAATTTAATTTTTAATCATTTAAAATTTGTTCTTCGTCTTCTGGAATGAAAAACTCTTGTTTTGCTGGACGATTTTCTTCAAACCATTCTATTATTGAATTTATTGCCCATACCGAACCAGCGGATAACATCCCGTCAAAGAATACAGAAAAATATTTATTAAGTCCAATAAATTCCGAAACTGGTGAAAACATTACCACAGATAAGAAGAAACCTACCCATGTTCCCGTACATAACATACAAGAAATAAGAGCCGATAAAAATTTTCCAACACTAGGGAAGGGTGCGTAATAACTATTTCCCCAATTATGAATCCAATTTCTTGCTTCATTAAAAATTGATCCGTAAACTAAAATTGTGGTCATTCCATATGCCACGATCATAAAAATTAAAAGTTGTATCATAATGTATCATTTATATTTGAACCCTTCATAAAAAACCCTTTTAATGGTTGTTTTGTATTTTGGAGTTCTTGGTTTATTTTTTCTAAATTTTCTATTTTTTCATTTTTCTCTGAAATTTCTTTTCTTAACTTCTGGAGTGTTTCTTGTAGAAGTTTGGTCTTGTCGTTTTGTTTAGAAATGTCTAAACTTCGTCTAAATTCAGCTAGTTCTTCATCCTTTTTAGACATTTCCTCTTCCAACTTGGCAATTTTTTCGCCAAGTTCGTTTTCACTGCTTTTATCACTTATATATTCAATTTTTGTGACAACTTTTTCTACTGGAACTTCAACAATCTTTTCAACTTCTTTAATGACCTCAACAATTTTCTCCACCTCTTTTATTACTTCAATAGGAATTTCCACTCGTTTTTCAACAATTACCTCCTTTTCCACCCATTTTTCCTGAACTCCGCTCGTTTTTAAGTCTTTTTCACCCTCATTAAGTGTTTCCCCCAAAAGTCCATACTTTTTTATATCATATCCTTGTTTGAAACAATCTTGAACAAATTTATTTATGTCCGTAATGCCGTTGTGCATACAGTAATCATAAATCTCCTTGTTATTTTTGATATCAATTGAATACATTAAGTATTATAGATTTAAAAGTTTTTCTTTTGCTTCTGTTATGTCATCAAATGACTTGATTGAAAACTTTAAAAATGGTTTTGGATTTTCTAAATCAACATATGAGTATTTTTTTGTTTCAACGTCATAAATTCCGTATCCATGATGTTTAATACTTTCCCCAATATTCTGCTGAATCGGTGAACCAATCATATAACCTTTACCAGTTTTGAATTTGAATTCTTGTCGTTTGTGGATATCACCACATAAGACAGTTTCGAGACCATCAAATTTTTCTACATCATATGCCTCTTCACCAAAATCGAATCCGAGGTCTGTTTTCATACCCTGTATTGGCCCATGAAATAAACCGATTCTCTTACCTTTTGATTCTGTAATATCCGGTGGAATGTTTCCTTGATATTGTGAGTATACACACCAACTAATATTCTCATCTTCATAAACTCCTCTGTCTTTATAATAAACAATATTTTTACTATTTAAGGAATTTATAATTGGTGATAGTGCGTCCAATCTTTCAGTGTTATTTACCAAGAAGTCGTGGTTACCAGGTATAATAATTGTTTTACAAATAAAAGAACATTCTGTTAGGACCCATCTAACCATCTCAATAAGTTCAGGTGTCATTTGGTTTTTAGAGTGTACCAAATCTCCTGTAAACACAATACGATCAGGTTCTAACTCTCTCCACTGATTGATGGCGGTTTCCAATATTGACTTATAAAGATCGTGATCCTTGAATAGTCGAATATGTAAATCAGAAAAATGTATTAGTTTTTTAATCATTTGACTCTATTTATTGGTTCTTTTTTAAAAACATATCCAGAAATATCAAAGTATCTTAAAACTTCTTTATCTCCTTCAACTATTGTTTCACCATTTCCAATTTTAATCATTCCGATTTTATAACCACATTTATTGGCTAACCATTTTACTAATAATGCGGGGTATCTTTTCATAATTTTAATTTTTTTTAATCATTTAATTGTGTTTTATCTCCACAATATATTTCCTCATAGGGTTTATAAAAAGGATCATCACTAGGACTAGGATTAACCGGAAAAGGATTTATTGGAATTGGTGCTCTATAAGGTTCTGCAATTCCAAACTTTTCTATTTCTCCAACCTGACCCATTTTTTCGACAATAGGTGTAATGTCTATGTGTTTGTTTTCAAGTTTACCATGTAGGTACCCTTCTAACCAAAAATAAAATTCTTTATAACTTAACATAATTCTCTACAATAAAGGTTTGCTAATACAATTTTCGCAAATTTAAATTCTTTTGCTCTGTTTAATTTTAAACCATATGCAAGAGCCACAGTTTTCAAATGAGGATATGCCTCACTAATTGTCATTTTTCCTAATTCCATGATTAATCAACAAATAATTCAAAGTCCTTATTAACATGACCACACTCGTTACACATATAAGTTGGGAACGGTACGATTGTGTCTTCGTGACTTCCGGTTAATAGTTTTGGAACTTTTTTTAACATAGTTACTTCTTTGAAGAACTTTGACTCACACTTTTCACATTTTAATGTTTCTTGTTGTCGTAAGTCGATTCTTGGTTTTATAATTTCGTCGCTCATAATTTTTTTATTTATAATATAGTTTATTTTTTAATTTTAGTCAAATATTCTTTCATGTCCATTTCGAGTATTGTGTTCATTGTTTTCTTTGAAACTCGGTATTCGTGAAACTCTCTTTCTTCAGTTAATAAAACCACAATACAACCCAAAAGTGGTGTTCCCTCATACTTGGTACCTTCTAACATTTTTAATAACAACTTACCATAAAACGGTAATTGAGTTTGATAGTGACCTAAAGCATTATCTGGTAAATCTTCAAATGGTTTTTTCATATTCTTGGTATATTTTGTAACCGCAAAGTTTTTTGGTTTGTTAGTTTTCCAGTCTGTTATCAAAATACCTAACTTACCATTTGTTCCTAAAACTAACCAAACTTTATCTGGTTGACCGGTATATCCAAGTTCCGGATGACCTAAAACCATCTCGGTATCAATTAATACACACCCTCGATCTTTTATTAAATCAATATACCTTTTTCCTGTAACAATCATTGTGTCACTTTTTACAATCTGTTCAGCATCGCATTCAAATAATGGTTGACGAACTTCTTTTTTAACACCAAACTCTTTTAATGTGTGTTCTTCTAAAAAAAAGTGACAACGAGATCCTAGGTTAGTTGATTTTCTACCCGCTTCAGCCCACTCTTCCATAAGTCTTTTTGCTTCATCTAAATCCCATCCAGCTTTGTTAAAAGCCGCTTGTTCGGTTGGAAATTCCTCATAAAACAATTTCATAACTTTAGATACTGATGGAAAATCACTTCTTAAATTCCCATCAACATCTAACATTGTGTATTTATGACTTTCTTCCTCAAATGTTAATTGAAAATCTTTTTGTTTTTGAGATATAATTTCTCTAATTTCTTGTGCTATTTTTTGTAATTCCATTAGTCTTTAATTGTTATGTAATATGGTTCGATGTCACCTTTTAAATCACAAACATCTTTATCTGTTGGTAATTTAACTATTTTAATTTTACCCCATAGTTCACCACCATTTAGTTCATGATATAGTTTTACTCCGTCTTTAAAAGCGTCTCCGTCCAAACAAATAATAACATCTTTTTTGGCATTTTTGTAGATTGTTTCAAATAAAAGTTCGGACATATGTTTTCCTAACATCGGTATTGAGTTATTTAAAAATAAACCATCAAAAACTCCTTCTACCAAATGAATATCTTGGTTCCAGTCAATTAAACTTTCCCAAAATATTATTTTTTCTTTTTCTGCTTCTGGATTCTTGTATTTTGCCTTTGTAAATGGATACCAACTTCTTGCCACATAATAATTTAATTCTCCTTTACTATTGAATGATGGAATTACAATTCTACCGGCATGACCTCCTTGATCTCAAAAACCAATTTGATATTTTTCAATCATTAAATCGGAAATTCCCCGACTATGTAGGTAATTTATAGCGGCCTTTCTA